ATTACCGTGATCTAGGTGAGTCTTAATTTCAGGAATTCCCTCAAACTCACTTCTTAACTTATTCAAATCTGTCATGCTGCTGCTCCTTAGCTCGGTCTTTTGCTGAATTTGTCGAACGTTTGCATGAACTGATCAACACTAAATTGAATTGTTTTCTTGGCATTGTGCGGTTCAAATTGAGCAGCATATAGAGCCATACCAAGCCACATTACTGAGAATGTGAAAACCTTTGCTGAGTCTTTATCTTGGCTATTCATTTCATCAACCATAGGCCCAATAATTTTCTTAAAAATCTCTTCTGCGATCTGGTCAGAAGTACCGCTAATTGCGTTTAATTCAATTTTTTTCATGCTGCCGTCTCCAAATACTTATCTGCCAAATCATGCATTAGTAGGTTTCCTGAGCCTGACTCATACCAAATACCTAATTGGCCATTTAATCTAAATCGCAAAAGTTCGTTTTGTTCTGTCTTGGTGTAGACGTCTGCACCTTGGTCTACTAGCCATTCTTTAAAGTGCTCTAGTTCGAATGTGCTAAGAGCCATACGGTTTTTATAGCTTCGTTTGCTGCCATACCGACTTCGTAATATTTGCCAGTCGTTCATGTCATTAGCCCTGTTGCTGAATTGCTTGATTTACTGCATTAATGTCATTTGAAGGGCTTTTTTTACCTTCTGATAACTCTTGCTCATTTTTCTCAGCAATAACTGTTTGCCATGTGGTTTCACCGTTTTTGATTGCTCCAAATACAGCGCGCAATTCGTCGATTTGAGCAGGTGAGCACTGATCAAGAGGGCAGCCGATATAATCAACAAGGTTTTGCGCTTTAACGCCAATGTTGTTGAATGAATCCACAATTTGCTTGCGGTACTTCTCTGGATCTTCTTTAATGCCACTTTGACGGGTTTGCAGAATTAAATGCTCTGCTTCATCCTGTAAATCACCCGGAATGATACGAAGTCCAGCATTACGAATTGCCTTAGAAATCGCAGCATTGCGCTTGTTAAGCATTTCGTCTTCAGTGGCAACAACCTCATATACTTTTTGACCCTCACTATTGAGGCGCTCACTAACAACATCACGACCCGCAATTGCCTTGCGTTCCACTGTTTTATTGATTTTTATGTCTTGTGGGTATGTTGTATTTGACTCAAGATCAGTTACTGAGACGCGATGAATCTCCTTATGTTCATCTTCAAATATCATTGTTGTTTCAACAAGAATATTTGTCATACAGCGAATTGCGACCTCAACAAAACGTATTCCTAAACCTGTTACAGATCGACCACCTACGGGCTTTTTGTAGTAGGTAGATGTGTTGTCAGCAAATGACGGGCGACGACATTCTTTTAAAAGGTCTTGACGCACAGCATCCCAATTTCTAGGACGATGCATAGCCATCATATAACGCGCTTCAACTTGAGCCTTTGCTTGTGCTGCAAGTACATTTGCTGCTGTTTCAGCTTGAGGAACAATGCCTTGATTTAATGTTGCAAGCATATTCATTGTTATTCTCCTAGAAATTCTTTCTTAGCCCATAAAGGCAAATCAATTGGTTGAATCTGTTTTGTGTAGCCTTGCCACTCATTTGACTCTTTGCATTGAAGTAGAGTCAGCATTGCAGATCGGCGTTTCTGCTCACCAATAAACAGCATTTCATCTGATGCGTAATAGATGATTGACTCATGCGGATCGTCTTCTTCTACTGCAAAAAATAGGAAAGAAGGGTTGTATTCATCACCGTAATAAGCCTTGTATCCATTGATATACATAGCCGCTGAAAGTGAGTAATCGTAGTTTTGACAACTTCTTGAAAATGCATTTGCACGCGCATCCGTTGTCTTTTTGATGTCTACAATTAACCCGTTAGGGAAATATTCACTTGTTTCAGGTGCTACATGCCAATCAGGGCGAATACGACATTCAAGACCTGTTTCTTCATCATCAAAAAAGATCGAAGCTTCACGAATACCACCTGATAAAATCATGTTGTACATAGGGTGGCGTTTCATTGCTTCCGCAGCTTTAGCAGCTGCCTGGTACTGTTCTTCGGTAATGATTGTCTTGCTTGCATTGTCCTGAAAGAACTTTGCTATAGCTTCTTTACCTACATTTGTTCGTTTATTAACGATTGGCTCGATTGCAACTTCATCGTTAAAAACTTCTGGTTCAAGAAATAGAACATGAACCGCAGTACCAAGCGCCATTGCAGTAGTCTGCTTGTGTTCCTTACCACTCATGTGCTCAGCAAAGAAGTGTGCAGGAGAACGCAGAATGGTTTTAAGCTGTGAGCTACTAACAGCTGAATGTGCGTGATACGCTGCATTCGACATGTTATGTACCAAAACTGGCGCATTCATAATCTTTTCCTAATTCTTTCCTAAGAAGCCTTCTAGAATTTCAGTGAGTTCTTCGGCGGTTCTTTTCAGCTTATGAATTACATGATTTGCATGTTCATCATCTGAAATAACAACTTCGATATAGTCTTTTGAATAAATTGGATCGCTGGTTCTGTTCCAAGATCCTCGATAAACTTTCACTTCAAGCCATCCAACATGAGCTTGGTAAGAAAAGAACGCATCATTTCCAGTAGCGGTTATATCCATACAAAGGCTGATGATGTTTTTAGTTAAGCCTTTAACTTTTTTATTAACTTCCATCACCCACCTCTCAACTCTTTCTTAATTTCTGCTAAGCGATTCAGCGTGTCGCGCAAGTAAGAAATCTTTGTCTTGATAGAAAAATGATCACCTAGCTCCAATTGGATTTGCTCGGTACCACGGCCTACATAGCGAAGATGAATCCAATTGCCACCATCAGTGATGACCGTGTCTTCTTCACTTGATAAAGGGAGAAGGGCTTGTACTGAATCCTTGATAAGACTTTTCAGTCCTGATACTTCGATAATTTCAGGATGTGCATTCATATTGATCACCATGGAGCGTTTAAATGCGCTCTCTAATTCCTGATTCGATAAGGTCTTTAATCTCAACTACGTCTAAACGGTCAACGTAAGCCAAGACCTCTCCATCTTCGTCATAAACGCGAATGTCTTTAATCTCGTTAATTTCAACATCACGCCATGATTGATAGCCGTTTCCATCAATTGAATACTGAGCATCAAAATCAACTTCTAACGTGTAAGCTTCATTTACAGTTTGAAGTACAGCCTGTTCATTCTCAGGGTCGATTGATTCAACTTTGAAAGGAGCCACAACGGTTACAGGTTCGTTGTTAGCTGGGGTAAATGCATAAGCAGCAGTTAGAGCACTAACTACTCCTACAAATCCCATTGATTTGACTATGTTCGCTTTTATATTCATAATCTTCTCACTCATTGAGTAAAAGTCCCGTCGGTCAGATGTCTGGGACTTTTTTGTTATCTGGTGAGATTTATTAAACCAAAGGTATAAAATAAAAGCAAGCATAAATTAAACCATAGGTGAAAATAATTTATGATTAGGTTTAAATATGCTTTAATAGACAAAAGAAAACCCACCGTGGTGGTGGGTTCGAAGGGGGGATTAGTTGTAATTTTGAGGAAGTTCCCATAATGCTTCTGTCTTTAGACGCAATTTTTTTTGATTTTCCTTGAGACTATTCTCAATTTCCTTTATTAGTTTATGTTGTTTTACTATTTGATCTTTAACCTCTTCAGGAGGATTCGGGATCTCAATATTCAAAAACATTTCATCAGGAATACTGCGTCGTCTCTCTACACTGCCTTGCATTTTACTTTTGTATATTTTTCTTAGAGAATTAGATCTCAAAATCAAATCCAAATATTCTACATTAACTTCTCGTTTTAATCTAAAGATTTTGTATGCTGGGCTTACGGCAGCAGCATCGTAATATTTTTGAAATCCTAGAACACCTTCATCTATAGGGAACCCCATTACAAGTTCATTTTTAAAAACCTTTTTATACCCAGAAATATCAGAACTTGCGACTCGTTTTTTAAATTTCTCATGCTGATCAATTAAGCCATGTTCCATAGTGATACTCATAATAGGTATATTTGTATCCTCTCCCACTTTGACTTTGCCAGACAAGGATAGGAGTTCTTTTAGTTTTATAGTTGGGAATTTTGATTTTATATGTGAATTACTATAGTGAGCATAATTATAAATATAATCATTGCTTCTGATTAATTCTGGATTAACTTTTAAGAAACCTAATTCATTATAATATTTATCAAAGTCGCTCTTATTTAAATCAGCAAAATCTAAATTTTTTAAATCATTTTCGTCAATTTTTCTACGGAAAGAATCTAAACTTAGGCCATCATTTGTCACATTGTAGTAAAAAACGTCAGAATTTGTTCTACCATTATGACAGTTGGTAAAGTAGAGTATATTGGTTTTAACTTTTGCATATGGCAGAAAAACTTCTTTTGGAAGTGAAACTACTGCTTTTAGTTGGGCGTTTTCAAATAAATACTTCCTTACTGGAGCTAAAGCGGCTTTAAAAAGAAAGCCTTCAGGTACTACTAATGCCATTCGCCCTCCTTTTTTTGTTGCTTTAAAGCAATGTAGAACACATACTCCATCACCATCGTTTTTAGCTAACTTATTCTCATATAAGTGAGAATAAGAAGTTTTTTGAGAAAATGGCATGTTGGTTATAACCACATCATATTCAGATTCAATAGGGTTTTGAAGTGTGTCTATCTGGCAAATTCCACTATGCCCATCCCCATGCAGAATCATATTCATTTTTGCGAGTTTTGCATTTGAGGTAATTTCTCTTCCAAAAATAGTATTATGTTTAAGCTTGATTTCTTCACTACTATTGTTTGCAATTAAAGTGTTATCTTTTATATGATCAAATGCCTCTGTTAAAAAACCACCTGTCCCACAAAAAGGGTCATAGATCTTTTCACCATATTTAGGGTTGACTAAGTTAACAATGGTTTTAGTTATGTGACGTGGAGTAAAATATTCTCCTAAGTCATTATTAGTTGCTGTAGCTTGCTGTAAGAAATACTCAAAAGCATCTCCTTTAATATCGGTATCTATTGATGAGAGTTTTAACTTATCCAACTCTTTGATCATCTCTTTAACAGCAACAGGGTTGGTTAGCTGTAAATTTGTAAAAACAGAAGCACCATATTGTCTATCAATATCTTGTAGTATGTTATTAGTTGTATTAATTAGCAAATCATTATCGAGACTTTTGAGAGAATTCCAAATACCTGTATTAGCATTCTCTGTATACAATTTTAAAAAAAGAATGTTTGCAAATTCTGAAAGCCTTTCTATACCAGCTCTTAAACCTTCACCTCTTAGTGAGTTATTTAACTTCTTGAAAACATTAATTAACTCTTTGCGAGAGACTAAAATTTCTTTAGGTGTAATATAAATACCATTTGTTTCCTGCAATATGAACTCTTTAGCTTCATTTACTCTTATTAATTCATTAACCTCATTTTCATCAATAAATAATGGTTTTTGGGTATACAAATGCCGTGTTTCGCAGAAACCATTATTCATTGCAAATATCAAAGGTGCATCAAGCATTTCAGCATATTCGGTTGCCTGATCCAGTGCTTTTGTTAAGCTTTTTCCACCTGATTTCGTTTCAATTACACCGATTGGCCGCTTATTTTGTGAATCGAAAAGAACATAATCGGGTCTTTTTTTACTTTTCTTGAGAAACTCATTATTAACAATTCTTAAGATATCTGATTCAAAAAAGACATTTTTGTTTGGATCTTGAATGTCCAAGATCCAGCCCTTGTTAATCAAATTATTGTTAACAATAAAACGTGTATCTTGCTCAATATTAGACATATTGCATAATCCCAATATCTACTATAAAAACTATTGGCAATCTACACATTACACACTAAAACATCAATAAATATTACTATCTAATAAGTGATATACCCCACATTTAAAAGACTGTACCGGGTTCACAGTTTATTAATCTTTTGTGTTATTAATTTTCTGGCCTAGCTTTCCTTCTTTTACCAACTGCACGACCTGCTCATTAGTAAGCACAGGAATAAAGACTTTGTCGCCAATATCTTTGGAAAGAATCTTCACTTCTTCGGCTGTTAGCACCAAAGCTTCACCATGTTTCGCAGCATCATTGATGCGAGCAATAATCTGATTGATTGGTAGTTTTGCGTTATCCAATTCCATTCTCCTTTTTTAACCTGCACGCCAAAATTGGCGACCCATAACTTTATAATTCAATCCATTTTGCTCCGTGACTTCACGATCTCTGTATTTAGGATTTAGGCTGTGCAGAATCAGTTTCCCGCCTTCTTCCTTGAAAATCTGCTTAATCATGCCTTCACCCTCAAAGTAAACAGCATAAATTTGACCATCGATAATGTCGGTTTGGGATATATCAATGCCAACCAAATCCCCATCATCAATCTTGTCCGCCATGCTGTCGCCTTTAGCCTTGATGATGCGCATGCAATCAGGATGAACATTTTTTTGTTTAAAAAAACTAGGTGGGAATGGCTGTTTTCCATTGATCACATCAAAGTGAAACTCTATAGACTCTCCTGTGCCACAAGAAAAACTTGCCTCTACCACATCAATCCAGATAAATCCATCATCCCCACCATACTCAACTACTGACGGGCTTTGAATATCATTCACATCAAATGATGATTCATCTTTCTTGGATAGACCGTGCTTATCCATAAATTCTTGCATGTTGAAGTTGGTTAAATTTTGTTTTTTCTTCCCGTTTAGAAGCCATCCGGCATCAACTTCTAAAAGTTCGGCCAACTTATCCAAAGTCTCTTTGCCAATCTGTCCTTTTTTCCATTTAGAAGGCGCTTGAGGAGTCAGGCCAATCATTGTGGCAGCTTTAGACCATGATAATTTCTTTGCTTTCAGTGCTTCCTGAATGCGCTCAACCATTGTGCTCATAACTTTCATCGCGTGAAACCTTTGGTTAAATTTTCGTATAAAAAATATAAAATTGTAAGCAACCATAGGTTGAAAATAATTTTAACTCATGGTTTAATAAAAATATTAATTAGGTTTAAATAAGGTTTAAGATATGAATCCTATTCAACAAGCCATTGATGCTGTTGGTGGGCGAACCAATGCAGCGTCATTACTTGGGATATCCTACGTTGCTGTAAGAAAGATGGCAGAGAAAGGTGTATTGCCACGTACTGATTACACAGGTGAAACCAACTACGCACAGATTCTTGCTGAGCACAGTAACGGGAAAGTGACTCAAGAATGGCTACTCGATAAAGCAAATCCAAAACATTTAGCGGCATAAGGAAAGTTTTATGAGCCTTGAAAAAAAATCTACGCATGTGCGTTTATCTCCCGAAATCCATGAACGAGCTAAAACACTCGCTTCTGTAAAAGAAAAAGACCTTGCCAGCTATTTGGCTTTCTTGCTTGAGAAAGAAATCGTAGGTGAGTGGCATGTCTTTAATTTACAAGCAAAAGCTTTTCAGCGCTTGGGATTAGGCGCTTTAGTACGGGATATCTCTACTGAAATCAGCTTCGATGAGGAACCAGAAGGGATTAACGGGGATTTAGATAAATAAAAAAGCCTGATTTCGTGGATCAGGCTCAATGTTCAATCGGAGAAGGACCAAATGAACTATCAAATATTAGCAGACATTGAACTAAATCGGAAGATTAGTTTATTTCAAAAAGCGGTTGAGGCTTATGCAATAGAACGCAGTTTAAAAAACTCGGTTGCTGTAGCTGAGGCTAAAAGTAACTT